AACAGGATTTGGACAAGGATCTCGAAACAATGCTTTATTTAACATAGCGGTTTACTATAAACAATCTGAACCAGATACTTGGGAAGATAAAATAGTAGAGGCAAATTTAAAATACATGGACCCACCTTTAAGTAATAATGAAGTTCAACAACTAATTAAATCTGTAAACAGAAAAGGTTATGATAAATATAGATGTAAGGATGCACCAATAAATGCTGTATGTCAATCAGGACTATGTAGAACAAAAAGATTTGGTGTAGGATTTGGTGAAGAGGAAATGCCAGTCCTTGGAAGTTTAACTAAATATACTTCTAATCCTCCACAATGGTTTTTAAATGTAGATAAAACCAGAGTAGAATTAAAATCAGAACAACTTTATAATCCAGGTATGTTTGCGTTAGCATGTTTAGACCAAGCAAATAAAATTGTACCTGTGCCAAAACCAAAAGATTGGAAACAACATTTTTTAAAACCTATGATGTCTAATCTACAAGAGGTAGAGCCATTAGAATCTTTGGACCCAATCAATGAACTAACAGGACTTTTACAAGACTGGACTACAAACAGACAATCAGCAAGAACTAAAGACGATATATTTAATAAACTACCATACACAGAAGATGGCTTTACATATTTTAGAATGGAAGACTTTTATGCATTTTTAAAAAAAAATAATTGGGACATGGATAAAATTAAAACAGGTAACTTAATTAAAAGATTAGAAGATATATTTATAGAAGAAACAAGAATAAGAGTTAAGAATCAACAACCAAGAGTTATTAAAATTAAAACAATGAAAAAAATAGAAGCTAGTGTGTCTTCAGTTAAATATCAAGAAGATGCATTCTAATGAAAACAATAATATTAGGACCACCTGGAACAGGTAAAACAACCACATTATTAAATTTAGTAGATGAGTTTATTCAAGATGGCATAAGACCAAAACAAATAGGTTACTTTTCATTTACAAAAAAAGCTGCAAATGAAGCAGCTGACAGAGCTGCAGAAAAATTTGGATTAGATAAAGAAAATGATCTACCTTTTTTTAGAACTCTACATTCATACGCATTTAATCAATTAGGCATGTCTAAAGAAAAAATGATGAAAACAGAGGACTACAGGGAATTTGGGCAGAAATGTGGCATACCAATTAAGACAGCAAAATACTCAAATGAAGATGGGACTTTTAATTCTGATAATGAGTATCTTACAATCATAAATACAGCGCGTGTTAAACGTATGGATTTACTTGACTATTATGACTCCAGGCAAAACATGTTAGACATCGAACGTAATACGTTGTATTTATTAGCTGAAGAGCTAAATAAATTTAAAAGAGAAAAAGGTTTGAGAGATTTTACAGATTTATTAGAAAATTTTATTGATGGTGATGTCCATAACAAATTTAAAGTTTTGTTTATAGACGAAGCTCAAGACTTATCTTTGTTACAATGGGACATGGTAAGAAGAATATGGAGTCGCGCAGAAAAAACTTACATAGCAGGTGATGACGACCAAGCAATATTTAAATGGGCAGGTGCGGATGTAGATCATTTCATTGCACTCAAAGAAGAAGTTGACGACATACAAACCCTGGACCAATCTTATCGTATACCTGGTGGACCCATACATAAACTATCTCAAAACATAATTAATAAAGTACAAAATAGATTTGATAAAGATTATAAACCTAGACTCGAACAAGGAATTTTAAAAAGATATTCTGATCCAACACAAGTAGATATGTCATCAGGTAATTGGTTGGTGCTATCATCAGCTAATTATTTTTTAGATGATGTCAAAGAACTATGTCAGATTCGTGGGTGGTATTATCAATACAAAGGTATGAACTCTATACCTTTAAAATTATTGTTAGCTTTAAATAATTGGGAGTCTTGGCGTAAAGGTGAATTGCTTAACGCATTAGAAATAAAAAACATATACGAATATCTTGGTGATAATGTTATGCCTGGGTTTCAAAAAGGTAAAACGTTACACTCTGATATTAAATACAAAATAGAAGAATGTAAAAAAGATCATGGACTAATAACAGATAAAGTTTGGTTCGAGGCCTTTGAAGGTCTTGACCCTATGACAGAAAATTACATACGTAACATGCGAGCTAATGGCGAACAGATAAATAAAAATCCAAGAATAGTAATGTCAACAATACACGGAGCTAAAGGTGGCGAGGCTGATAAAGTTTTACTTATGCAGGACCTAACAAACGCAGCGTTAGAAACTTTTAGCCATGACCCTGATGAATTGCATAGACTCTTTTACACCGGAGCAACGCGCGCGAAGCGTGAATTGCATATCGTAGATCCTAAAAATTTTGATAGGGCATATATAATATGAACAGTAATAAAATAGGAGCTATATCAGAACAAAGAGTTATTTGTTATTTTTTAGAAAAAGGCTTAGATGTTTTTTATTCATGTCAAGATACAGGTCCTGTAGATTTAATAACATTTAATACTACAACAGGCGAAGTAAAATGTTGGGAAGTTAAAACAGAAAATTATAGATTATCTGGTCCTAAAAAAGGTAATCCAATATCAAGAAGAAGACGCAATAAAAATTTTACTAAAATTATAGATATGATTTATGTAAATAAAAAAGGAAAAATAAGAGAAGGGTGGAGACGTGAAAAATAAAGTATGGGACAAACAACATGGTGGCAATCATTATCAAAAATATAAAATTCAACCAAGCAAGTTTGTGGTTGAGAATGAGTTGTTATATCCTGAAGGTTGTGCTATAAAATATATAATCAGACATCGAGATAAAGGAAAGAAACAAGATTTGTTAAAAGCTATTCATTTTATCGAGATGATAATTGAAAGGGACTATAAGTGAGAAGCACACAAATACCTTTGTTTACACCAGAAACAGAGTGGGTTATGCCTGATGAACTTAAAGATCTACGTGGTGTAAAACAAATAGCAATAGATTTAGAGACTAATGATCCTCACCTAAAAGAGCTGGGCTCTGGTAATGTGACCGGAAAAGGGCACATTGCAGGCGTTGCGGTGGCCGTAGAGGGCTGGTCAGGGTACTTTCCTATACAACACGAGTCAAACGGCAATATGGACAAAAAACTAGTGTTTTCGTGGTTACAAGATATTTTTAATCAAAAAGATACAACCTTTATATTTCACAATGCAATGTATGATATCTGTTGGTTAAGATCAGCAGGACTTACCATCAAAGGTAAAATTGTAGATACAATGATAGCAGCGTCTTTAATTGACGAGAATAGATTGTCTTATCAATTAAATACATTGTCTAGATATTACATTGGCATTGGTAAAGATGAAAATATTTTAAATGCTGCAGCAAAAGAATACGGAATAGATCCTAAAAAAGATTTATGGAGATTACCTGCAATGTTTGTAGGTCAGTATGCAGAACGTGATGCAGAGTCTACATTAAAACTTTGGCAAAGATTAGAAGCAGAAATGTATCAACAAGAGTTATGGGATATATTTAACCTTGAGACAAAACTATTTCCTTGTTTAGTTGACATGAGATTCAAAGGTGTAAAAGTTGATTTAGAGAAAGCAGATAATATTAAAAAATCTTTGATACATAAGGAGAAGAAAATATTACATAAAATCAAAGGTTTAACAGGAATTGACATAGAAATTATGGCAGCTCGAAGCATCGCAAAAGCATTTGACAAATTAAAACTGCCATACGATAGAACAGAAAAAAGTAAAGAGCCAAGTTTTACAAAAAACTTTTTACAAAACCATCCACACGAATTACCCAAAGCAATTGCAGAGGCAAGAGAACTAAACAAAGCACACAGCACATTTATAGATTCAATAACTAAACACGCAGTCAATGGTAGAATACATGCAGACATAAATCAAATTAGATCAGATGCAGGCGGAACGGTGACAGGTAGATTTAGTATGTCCAATCCAAACTTACAACAGATACCAGCAAGACATCCAGAACTTGGTCCACTAATTAGATCTATATTTATTCCAGAAGAAAAACATACATGGGGTTCGTTTGACTACTCACAACAAGAGCCAAGAATTCTTGTGCATTATGCAAAGTTACAAAACTTAGAAGGTGTTGATGAGATTGTAGATGCATACAATCAAGGTGATGCAGACTTTCACCAGGTTGTTGCAGACATGGCAGGCATAGAACGTAAACAAGCCAAGACAATTAATTTAGGTTTGATGTATGGTATGGGTAAGAATAAATTAATGGCAGAGTTAGGATTAATGAAAGACTCTGCAGAAAAATTAATAAAACAATATCACACTAAAGCTCCATTTGTAAAACAACTAATGGATAATGTTTCACGTAAAGCAAATGATCGTGGTAAGATTAGAACTTTACTTGGTAGAGCGTGTCATTTCGATCTTTGGCAACCGGTGCAATTTGGTGTATTTAAACCTTTACCGTTAGAACAAGCGCGTAAAGAATATGATGAGCCTTTGAAACGTGCATTTACGTACAAAGCTTTAAACAAATTAATACAAGGAAGTGCTGCGGATATGACTAAAAAAAGTATGGTTGCATTGTATGAAAATGGTATAATACCACACATACAAATTCACGATGAAGTGGATATCTCTGTTGAATCTCCAGAAAAAGCAGAACAAATTATTAGCATAATGGAGGAAGCAGTAGAGTTAAAAGTTCCAAACAAAGTGGATTATGAACAAGGAGATAATTGGGGCGATATTAAGTAATGGCTTTATTAAATGCAGATATCCCACCCATTTATTGTAAAGTACGGAAGGAGTATCTTTATGACTTTAAAAAACATCATGGAGAAAGTGAAGAATGTGTTGTCTTTGGGCTTACCAGTATGGCAGGCGCTGCAACGTTATTTCACATTATGCTACCAAATGGTGCGGTCTTTTTTAGATTGCCTATATCAGCGTTTTTCCAAAAACAATTCGATAGAAAACAAGTGCCGGATATGCAAGTTGACGCCCTTCAGCTGTGGAATAGCTTTAGTTATTATCCTAGTGTGCATATGTTTAATTATTTAACATCACAACGCGGTAAATACTTCGGAAAAGATAAAAAATTATATTATGGTGAATATTTGTTCACCATTGACTGGTGTCATCCTGAGAGTAACATTCTGGATACTGAACATAGCGAGATTCCTCACGAGCATAAGTGTGGACATGTTATGGCTCTTGATAATGGTAACTATTCAATTCAACCTAATAATCGTATTCTTTGGAATATTAGTAATTTTACCACAAGAGACGACATACCAGATTATAAGGTCCAAACTACAGAGTGGAACGTCGAGAATAAAGGTTGGATTACAGAGGATACTGACAAAATGTTCTACAAAATAGAAGACAAATAATATATTATACTTCCAAAAAATAAAAATGCCCTATGAACTTAGTAGATTTATTAAAAAAGAATATAGTTATGGTCCCCGTAGTAGCTTCAGTGCTAGTCGGAACGTTCACTGGTGTAAAATATATTGTTAATCTAACAGATACCATCAACGCTAATCAAGCAGAAATACAAGAATTAAAAACTATGAGTGTAGAAAACATTCGTAGAGATATGACAGTATTAACTGACAATGTTAACACTATCATTGCAAAATTAGAAAGAGCTGAAGGTACCTGGGAGATGGCTGAAAACTTATACGAAGTTTTAGCTGATAGGGTTAGACAAATGGAATACGACATAAAAGATTTAAACAGAGAAATAAACTATTAGGATGAACTATGGAGATTGCCAGGATGAATTACAAATTTACAGCAATACTTATAGCATTACTATGTTTTATGGCTTTGTTTATGGAGCCAGCATATCCTAGAAACGAATATCTTAACGATGGCAGCGCTAGGTGTGGTGAGGTAGATGTGTCTGTATCTAATCGTGATTACGATTATGACAACTATGATAATAGTTGGAACGAAAGTAACTCTCAAGAAGTGAGATTATCATTTAGAAAATATTTAGGCACAGATTGTAAAACATCAAAAGAAAACGCACAACTAAAACAACAACTGGAGTTAATGAAGATGTGCAACAAAGTGAATAGAAATCCAAGTCTTGCACAAAATGAAAACTTTGCATTGTTAGTATCAAAATGTAGAGGTGTTATACCCCAGGTTGATGAAGTAGAAACTATGCCTACAGGCAGCCTTTGGGATGAATTAAAAGACGATTACATTAAAGAAAACCCAGAATCTAAGACTTTAGATAACAACAACAGCACGTTGAAAATGCCGCCAGATGGGTATATACTACCTTTACCAAAACCTAAAGATGAGTAAGAAACCATTAACAATATCGGACGAGGCTAAAGTGCAAATGCCCATGAAGACGGTTGCTAGCTTGATAGCGCTCGTTGCAATTGGGACCTGGGCTTATTTTGGTATCAATGAGAAGCTTAACCAGCACAGCACAAAATTAGAGTTGTTTGAAAAAGATTTACAACACAACACAGAGTTTAGAATTAAATACCCACGTGGAGAACTTGGTCAGTCTTCCGGGGAGGCAGAGCTTTTCATGTTGGTAGAGCATATCGCAGGATTATTAGATGAACTAGAAGTAGAAGTTAAAAGTATGAGAAACAACGCAGTAAATATAGAATTTTTACAAGAGAGAACAAAGAAACTTACAGAGGACGTAGAAAAATTAATTAGAAACGGCAATGGTCACCAATGATAGAGATTGTATTTGCATTAATCTTAGAACTAAACGGAAAAATGATAGAACATGTCTATAAAGATTCTTTAAAATCTTGCCTTTATTCAAAACGCGTAGCAAAACAAGAAGTAAATCCAGAGCGAGTAGTCTTCAAATGTAAAAAAGTTAAGGCAGAAACAGAGGTCTATCAAGATAGAAAAAGAATTCTAAGAATAATTGAGTAATGCAAAAGCTCAACAAGAAAAGAAATCCTGTAGCAAGACAACTTAGACACTTGAAACAAAAGATAATAAAGTCTAAAAAGATTTATGACAGGAAAAAAATTCGAATTTAAAGCTGAAGTAATTCCAGGCAAGTGTCCCACTTGTGAAGAAAATACCTTATTAGTTGGACTTACAAAAGAATTTTATAGATGTATGACTTGTGGTGCAGACTTAGAGCAACACATAAATGGTAAGATAAGTTACATACCAGCTATGCATCCTAATACATTAAAATCAGACTTAGAAAAGTATTTTAATGGCGAAGAAGTTTAAAAATTTTGAAGCACATGAACCTGTGCATCACAAAACATCGATTGGGCGTCATCCTAGTCTTTGCAAAATGAACAAAAGTAAACGCAAAAATTTTAAAAAATACCGTGGCCAAGGAAAATAATGAAAATAATTTTAGTAATGTTTATATGCTCTGGAGTAGCACAGAATTGTATACCACCTATAACTTCACCACAAGTTTATAAAGATGAATACTCCTGTATGATGGATGGTTATACGACAGCTGCTCGTATGACACAAGATATGGGACCTGAAGAGGTTAACAAGCACAATATCTATATAAAATTTGAGTGCCACAAATCCGACAAATTACAACCTGGTATTGATTCTTAATGTCTGTGCATTCCAAGAAAGGAACGCACAAACAAAAGGTGTGAGAAGAGATGTATATTTTATATTAAAAAAATATCTCTTGCAAGGGTTGATTTATTATTATAGAATCCCATATATGAGTTATAATAATAACACAAGAAAGGACAAATAACATGGCTGATCCAGCTAAATTTAAATCCGTATCTGTAAGTATGCCTACTTACAAGATACTTAAATATTTATCGGAAGGTAAGGTCACCGAAGCAGATCTTACAATTAGTAAAACAATAGAATTACTAGCAAAGAAAGAAGGTAAAAAGAATGGATATAAAAACGGAAAAGGTAGTTAAAGAAATCTGTAAAGAGTGTAGAGGTAACGGTTATGTGAGAGTGCCTTATCACTTAGCTAAAGAAGAGATATGGGCAAACTGCGATGAGTGCGATAGTGAAGGAGAAATTGTAGTTGAAAAACATCATCTTATATAGATTATACAACAAGATACATGGTGTTGCCGGTGCGATTAACGCGTGGGCCTGGCAACGTAGTGTATATTATTTAAGAAAGATACAAAAACGATGAGTATTAGTTATGGATTTGGCATGCTCACAATGGGAATGATAGCTATACTTGTCGGTGGTATTATTGCGTGGTATATAATTAACAAAGTTGTAGAGAACGATGAAGAGAAATAATAATTACATCTACCCAAAAACAATTCGTGAGATAATAGATGGTAAGCGCCATTACGAAATCAATGGCATTGAAAAGCTACCCTCTGTTACCACTATACTGAAAGCGACTGAGCCGGACGAGAAGCGCGAATCGCTGCAAGCGTGGCGTGATCGGGTAGGCGAGCTTGAGGCAACGCGGATCGTGGATTCTGCGGGGGCGAGAGGCACAGCAATGCACAAGATTCTTGAGAAGTATATTATCGAAGAAGGTTATCTTGATCTAACTAATGTTGGTAAAGAAGCACACAACATGGCAATGCAAGTTATACAAAATGGTTTATCAAACGTCACAGAATTTTATGGTAGTGAGTGCACCTTGTATTACCCTGGCCTGTACGCAGGGCAAACAGATTTAATTGCAACACACAAAGGTGACATGGCTGTAATAGATTTTAAACAAACTAACAAGCCAAAGAAACGAGAATGGATTGAAGACTATTGTCTACAATTAGCTGCATATGGTATGGCACATGATTTTATATATAAAACAGCAATAACCAAAGCTGTAATTATGATGTGCAGTAAAGATAATTTTTACCAGGAATTTGTAATTGCTGGTGAAGAGTACAGAAAATATAAACATCAATGGTTGGAAAGGGTTAACAAATATTATGAGCAGATATAGAGACCGTAGTTTAGAAAAAGAATTAGATCATTTAAATAAAATTGCAATCGCATACAACAAAACAGAGGGGGACATGAAAGCAATGTGGAAGAAGAAATGGTATCAATTAACAAAAGACATAGCGAGAAGATACGATAGTATGTTACCGCAAGATCACAAGGATAGGTTAAAATGAGATTAAGAGACTTACAACAAATTTTAGAAAAATTTACTAACGGACAAAAAGGAACTATGATATCCGATTGTCCTGTGTACATTGAAAGTATGTCTGGACATTTAGAAGATGTTCGTAGAATAGAAATACAAGAGAGCACAATTATTGGTGACGCTAATCCTGCAAGGTTAGTATTAAAAGCAGATAGAAATGAATTATTTAGATCAAAAACATATAAACAGAGTTAAGATATCCGTAACGGATGACGGTACCAAGGGTGCTCGACGCGAGAGTGGAGGGCACCTATGTATATAGAATTAGTCAAACATCCTGACGTATTTTTACGATCAGTAAGCAATGACGTGCCTTTTCCACTGGACGATAAGACTAGTAGGCTTATAAGATTTATGACAAAAGCTATGTACCAAAATCATGGTATTGGTTTAGCTGCCATACAAGTCGGGTACCAGCTTCGTATGTTTGTTATGGATTGTTCGCGCAGCGGGGACAATCCAAAAGTATTTATTAATCCAGAAATTGTAGAGAAATCTGATGAAACATTACGTGATACTGAGGGTTGTCTATCCGCTCCCGGTAGAAGGGGTGATGTAAAAAGACACATTAGAATCATTCTAAAGTACAAAGATGAAAATGGAAAGGAGGAAAGAAAGACATTTTACAATCTAGAAGCAAGGTGCATACAACATGAAATGGACCACCTAGATGGTAAATTGTGTATAGACTATGAAAAAGGTGAATATAGTAGGGACAAACATAAGTCAGAAACAATGGTCGAATCTGATTTTAGAACTAAACATAATACGTAAACAATGGGCTCCGTACGCCAAGTTTGAAATACAAGGCCCAGGTGTAAAGAAGATAATCAAATATGGCACAAGTGTGGCAAGCCTTAATTTCAACAAGAACATGGAGAAGTAGTGTGCCGTGCTATAAGAGAAATTTTAGGGTAAATTTTTTTTTCAGTGATAACTTTTTTTGGGTGGCACAGATGGCACAGTGGTTTTTTGAGTTATTATCGTTGGTATTGTTGACTAATAGGTGTGCCAAGGGGGTTGGCACAGGGTGGCACAGTCAAATAAGCATTGATTTTACTAGGTTTTCTGTATATGTACTCTGCGCGCGAGACATTTTTTTTATTTTTAAAAACTTTTTTGCCCTAAAATTCCACTTATAGTATAAGATTCTAATGAGACGTCCAAAAAAATCAAAATATAAATCTGTTGTTATTAAAAAGAAAAGATATTACTTTTACAAAATCACGTGGTTAGATATCACGGGAGATTCCGGGCATGCAGATTTACATACAGCATCCGGATTCATGCCTTCTGTCATGGTAACTCACGCATACTTACTTAATAAAGATAATAAGAATGTTAGAACGTTTGCCAGTTACGAAGTTAATGATGAATTATTTAGTGATAGAAATGTATTTCCAAGAGGATGTGTGATAAAAATGGAAAAGATAAATGAAAAATAAAACCTTGACTAAGAATATGCCTAACGTAAAATGGAACCTATTACCACCAAGACGTGGTCCTAATCCACAAGGAGTAAATTATGGAAATAATAAAAAAGATAACAACAAAAATTCACGAGTTATATTGCAAAGCAAACGAAGTGACTAATCGGCTTCACGGGTTGATTCTTTTGGCAATTCTAGCTCTTCTAATTTTATCTCTTCAGGCGTAATATTAATAATTTCTTTATTGTCATCTAGAATCTTTTTGAGTCTATCTCTAATTTCTTCTGCTGACATGTTATCAACGTTACCAGTCATAACAAGTTTCTGGTCAACGTAAAGGCCACCGGCTTTGCCGCGTGCAACCTCTGCATTTACTGCAGCAGACCACGCACCTTTTTCTAATGCTTGGTTTCTAATCTGTGCTAACTCTGATATGTGTTTCTCAAAACTAATACCATATTTCTCTTGTACCTCTGCTCTTAACTCACCAATATATTTGACTACCAATGGAGATATCTTTGGGTT